CGTCCGGGGCGCAGGCGGCTGGGCGGGGATGGCGGCGACATGGTCATCAGTAGCTGCCTCCTCCGTGGCTGCGCAGGATGTCACCCTCAACGTTGATGGCGTCGGAGAGGCAAACGTAACGAAGCAAATCGACGAAGTCCTTGGTTGCTCCCTTTTTACCGTCAGCCGCAGTGTAAGTTTGTAGGGCGTAGATGACATTTTTGCAGTTCTCGCTGATGTAGAGCTTCGGCTGGTTGCGCGAATCGACGGGCTTTTCGGGGTTGTAGCTAAGGGCATCGTTAATCATCGACACGCCTTCATCGATGCTGTCGCCCGGTGTCGCCGTGAAGAGCATGCCGAGGTCGGCCATCTCATCGATGAGGGTCGTTGGGGATTCCTTGCCGAGCGTGCGGGCGTTGCCGTAGCGCGAATCCATCCAGCGCTCAAAGATTTCCTCGCCGCCTTCGACGCGGAGGATTTCGTCCTTGTAGCGCTCCAAGCCAAAGCCGAAGTCTTGCTGCGCGGGTCCGGGCTTGCCGTCGAGCTTCTTGCCGTCTGGCAGCGCCCACTCGCCGGCATAGCCCACGCCCTCGATGTAGGACGTTTGGTCGGGCCACTCGCGGTAGACGACAATGCGGCCAGATGTGTCATGCACGGTCCAGATCATCGCCCAGTTCTTGCCGCTCGCCGGATCGACCCAATGGTAGCGGGTGCCTTGCGGGACATCCGAGGCGCGGATGACGTGGACCTTGGGGTTGAACAAGGGGAAGCGGCCGCTGATGGCTTTGGTCGGCACACCGTAGGCGCGGCAGAGGATTTTTTCTTTGGTCTCGCTCTGCAGCTCTTTCTTCATGCGGGACCAACCGGCCCAGGGATTGCTCTGCGTGTGGAAGTAAAGGATCGGGCGGCCCTTGGGATTAATCTGCTCAATAGGCACCCGCTCGTAGCCGGAGATCTCGCCTTTGTCGTTTTTGAGCGGGAGCAGCTCGGCGTCCGCATCGGTGATGGTCTTGGCGCCGGACAAGTAGTCGGCCACGGTCGGCGACCAGCCTTGGATGGGCGTAAACGTGACAGCGAGTCTGCCGTTGCGGTCAATTAGTCGAAAACGCAACGTCTCAATCCAGTCAATATTTATCAATTCGTCTGCCCAGCACAGGTCAACCTCACCTCCTTCTATGACACTGATGTCCTGACAGTAATTGCGAAAAATGCAGACCGATGCGTTCGGGGCTACAAATTTGGCCTCGCTAAACCCATTTTTAATTGTGAAACTGATTGAAGTGACGGCCCCCTTGCGAGCGTTTCGCCATTCCGGCGGCATATATTTCCAAATGCGGGGCTGCTGCATCTCAACGGACGACGCTGCAGAGCTTTGAAAGCACCAGACGACCGCTCCGGGCTTGGAATACATAGTCTTGATGACTTCTTTCGCGGCCCACTCCGTTTTCCCGCTCCGGTTTCCGCCCATGACGAGGATCTCGCGGTGTTTTTCCAGCAATTCGGACGCGCGCTTCCACACCGGCGGGATGTAGCCATAGCGGAACGGGTCTGATGCCTCGCGGGCAATCAGTTCTTCGCGTGTTTTAAGATATTTCCAGCCTTCGTCCGGTCCCAGTTTCTCGAGCAAGTCGAGATCGACCTGCATGACGGGGTGCGGTGTGGGCTTAAAGCGTGTCTGGTGCTCGTTCACGGAAATAAAATGGGCGCTGGCTGGTTGACGCTCGGACCCTCCCCAGGGCCGATTTTGTTAAGCCGTGCCAGCGCCCAAATTCTTGATGTCCATCGTGGGATTCTCCAAAACGACGAACTGATCGCTGCGCATGTAGCGCGTCTCGCCGGTGTCCTCGAGGATCACGGCGTAGATGTTGTTGAAATAGGCTCCCTGCGATTCGACATACCACACCGAGCCGAGACCGAGCGGGGTCTTGACGGCAACGGGGCGGGCGAACTCATGGATCATTGGAGATTTAAAATTTGAGATTTCAGAAAGTGAGGCAGGGCTGGGCGATACCACATCGGGCTGAACCTGGCCGCGCAGATGTTATGTCTGCCGCTTTCAGCACCCTGCCAAAAGATGTGCAGGCGCCCCGCTCGTTTCGCTCGGCGGGGCTGGGCATAACGGCATGCGCCGCGGGACCACACCACATGGAATCCCGGCGAAAGCCCGATTGAGCCTGCAGGTTGTAAATCATTTTGCTGACCTCTTCTTGCGCATCTCGGCGCAGAGGGCGTCGGCCTTTTTCTTCGCCTCTTTGGCGACAAGTTTCTGCCGCTGGCTTTTCAGCAGCACGATCGTCTTGTCGATCTCTTCGATTTCGGGCGTCATAATTTTGTACTTCTCCATAAAGTCAGGGCTGCACGGTGACGTGCCAAAGGCCGATTTGCGCGATGGCGTAACCAAACCACACGATGCCGTTCCAAAAGTTGTGCTGGATGAATGCTTGGTCGATGGCTACGGCGAAGTAAGCGAAGCCGACCAGAGCGATGAGGATTGCGCTGGTCATTCCGCGTCCTCCTCGCGTCCACAGCGGATCGCCCAGATGAACATAAAGCCATAGGCGGCGAGGGCGCCGATAAGCATGCCTGCGGCGAGGCCGATGAGGATGTAGCCGGCGGCGGTCACTCGTGGACGCGCCTCCATTTATCCTTCCACATCGACCTCGCCATCGTGGCGGACTTCTCGGCGACTGCTTCCTCGCTCATGTCGGGGCAGACATGGTGCAGCAGCTCATGCAGAACCGTGTCTAGCTCGTCCGCGCCGGATTGACGTGGATCAATGTAGACTTTGCCGTCGCCCATAGTCATGCCGTCCGCTTTTTCGCGGCCGAGCTTCTTACGGACGATAGCGATGGTTCTGCGTGGGGGCATTAGGCGAGGTCGGCTTGTCTGGAATCGCACTCGGCGCCGCACGCGGCGTAGCCGGCGACATCGATCCAGTTGTCATGCTTGGCGGCGTGCGCTTGGCGGGCGATCTTCACCAAGATCATGAGCGCGGCGATGTCGGATGCTGTGACTAAGACCTGCGCGCCGTTGGTGCGCGACAGGTAGCTGGAAAACATCTCGGCCTGCGTTGCGAAGTCATCCGCGGGCGAGCCGTAGTCCTCGTTGCGTGATCCGCAGACGGCGGATGATGCGGCGTCAAGTGTTTGCTTGGCGGTTTGCATCAGGCGGCTTTCTTGAGCATCAACTGCGCGTAGTGCAGCGCGAGGCGCGCTTGGAAGACCTTCCAGAACGGCTCGGCTGAGAACATCCAGGCGACCTCGAAATCGTCCGGGGATTCTTTGCCGATGCGGACGATGCCGCGGCGCTGGACTTTCATGTCCGGGCGGTTCTCGTTCCAGAGTTGCTCGTAGCCAGCGAGCTGGACTTTGTGCGCGCCAACGATGGCTTTGGATGTCTTCCAGTCGAGGAGGACGATCTTGCCGTCACGGTCGCGGCTGGGTGCGTCGATGGTGCCGCCAAACAAGTAAGTTTCGCTTACAAGTTGAACTTCCGGCTCGATGACGGTGAGACCTTCTTCGTCCCACCAGCGCTTGAAGTTGTTGAACGCGATGGTGGCTTTCTCAACATCCGCGGGGCTGAACTCGGAGAGGTCGGCAACGTGGTTGTGGAGGAAGCACTCAATGAGGAAGTGCGCGATGGTCCCGATGTCGGCGGCCTTGTCGCGGACCTTGCGGTAGTCTTGGCCGTCCATGCCGAGCTTCCATGCCCAGTGGATGAGTCCGCTTGAGTCCTCGCCGATTTTGGCGATGGTTGAGGCGCCGGGAACGTCGGTGCCGTCTTTCAGCGGATACTTTTGATGCGCCCGGGTCTTCTCAAGGCGTACGATTTTGCGTCCGTCCTCGGTGAAGCGATCCGGCTCAACAGGCTTGGCGGCCTTGCTAGGGGAGCGGCGTTTTGCCGCCCCCCTTTTGACTGTGGTGTTTTTGGCTGGCATGAGGGTTACCAGGTGATCTCTTCGTCGTCGGTGCCGGTCTTGCGGGCGGCTGGCTTGGCTTCCGAAACGTCGAAGCCGTAGGCCACGGCGCTGCCGCCATCGCCCCAAGTGACGAGGTCATGCACCATGACAGCCTTGGGCTGGAGGGTGATGCCGGCGCCGAGCGTGCCCGTGTACCAGCAGTAAGGCACGACCGCGACTTGGATCTTGCTGCCGCCGCCGATGTTGTCGGTGATGATGTCGCCGGAGGCGTTGAAGAGCTTCGGCGCGCGGCTGTACGTCTCACCGGCTTTGTCTTTGCCCACGGCTTTGACCTTGAGCTTCAACTGAACGAGACCGTCGTTGTCTTCCCATGGCGCGGCGTGGAGCTTGAGCTTGTCTTTTTTCAGTTCGGCTTTCTTCTCGGCGACGAACGCGGAGAAAAGCTCCTCGGCTTGCTTGATGAACGGTTCGGCTTCCTCGGCGGTTAGCTCGAGGTTGACTTTGAACACTCCCACGTCGTCGAACTTGGTGTCGGGACGGTTGAGGTGAGGATAGCGGGCGATGCCCACGGGTGTGGTTAGGGTTTTATTTGGCATGTTATGTGGTTGGTTGTTGTGTTTTTGGTTGGGTAAGAAAATCGGAGCGGCGGATAATCGTGAGGAAGTCAGCAGCGCGGAGCGTGATCAACCACTCCTCGCCGTTGCGCTTGTGGGCGACTACCGGGAGGAGCTTGTCTTTGGCATCGCGGATGGCTTGGGCCATCCAGTCGCGGATTTTCACGACTTGGCAGAATTTGACCTCCCAGTGAATGTTGGGCAGGCAGGGGCAGACGACATCAGGCGAGTCGCCGAGGCCGCTGAACTGCTGGCCGCGGCGGATACCGGAGTCGCCGAAGGCTTCGCGCAACTCGTCGCGCCACATGCGCTCTCCGCGGGCGCCTTTGGCTCGGCTATTCATTGATGGCCTCCCAAAGTTGTTTCGCCGGTGCGTAGACAGAGCCGTCGCTGTCGGTTAGGCGGCCAACTGGTGCGGTGCCTTCAAAGCGGGTGAGGCTCGGACGCCAAGTAAGGTTGAGCGTGCCGGTGCGGCCGGCGCGGTGCTTCGCCACGATCAGCTCAGCGTCTTGGACTTCTGGTTCCTCGTCTTGCACGGCGTAATACGCGGGACGGTGGATCAAGCAAACGATGTCGCTGTCCTGCTCGATGCTGCCGGATTCGCGGAGGTCGCTAAGTTTTGGGCGGTTGTCGCTGCGCTGCTCGGCTTGGCGGTTGACCTGGGCGGCTGCGACAACCGGGATGCCTAACTCCATGCTCATCGCTTTGAGGCCGCGGGAGACGAAGCCGACTTCGTTTTCGCGCGACTGGGCGCCGGAATGGCTGACGAGCTGGAGGTAGTCAACAAAGACGCACTTCACGCCCCAGCGGCGGACGGCGAGGCGGGCGCGGCCGCGGATGTCCAGAAGGGTGAGGCCGCCACGGTCGTCAACGTAGAGGGGTTCGTTGCTGAACTGCGTGGCAGCGTCGAAAATCCTGTGCTTGATCGATGCAGTCAAAAATCCGTTGCGGATGATCTCGGTGTTGGTCTCGGCGCGGCCGAGGACGACTCGCGCGGCGAGTTCGTTGGCGGGCATCTCGAGGGAGAAGTAAACGACCGGGACGCCGCGGCGGGCCATGTTGTCGGCCATGTTGAGCATCAGTGCGCTCTTACCCATGGCGGGACGACCGGCGATGATGGTGAGCTGGCCTCCGCGGAGTCCGCCGGTGACTTGATCGAAATCGCGGATGCCGGTTTGTAGGCCGAGCTTTTTGCCGCCGGCCATGAGGCTCTCTAGCTCTTCGAGGAGACCGGGCACGATGGCGCTGGGTGCGCGCATGCTGTCGGTGGCGGTGGTGAGGCTGAGGCTGAGGACGGACTCGCCGGCTTGCTGGAGGACGCTGTCGGCGTCCGCGGCCATGTCTTGGGCGGCGGCTTGCATGGCGACCGAGGCGTCGATGATGCGGCGGCGGGCGTGGAGGTCGCGCAGGGTTTGAGCGTGATATTCGACGCCTGCGGGGCCACCAGCGGACTGGGAGAGCAGCTCGGTGAGGGCGCCGGCGCCGCCGACAAAGTTGAGCTTGTGCGCGGCGTCGATGCGCTGGGTGGTGGCGATGAGGTTCGGTGTGCCGCCTTCGCCGCGGATCTCGGTGATGGTCTCGTAGATGAGGCGATGCGCGGGCGTGTAGAAAAGGTCGGCGTGGATGCCGGAGACTTCGTCGCAAAGTTTGGGATCAGCCATGAGCGAACCGAGGACGGTGCGCTCGGTGGCGGGGCTT